CGTGCGACGTAAACGAATATCACAGATAACGGTACCTATTATTTAAAAATAAAATGGGGCCAGGATTAAAACGCAAGCATATCAAAGCATTCGGAGCCATGGCGGCTACAGCTTACGGGGGTTACAAGAGAGTGAAATCTTATCAGAAGTACACTCGTAACGGAAGGACTAAAGGAATTAGATCTAAGAACAGACCACGTAATGGTGGTTCAAGAACTAAAACTAAGACAAAAAAACGATCCCAGCGAAGCTGGGACCGAGACGGGAATGGCATAGCCTACAAGAACGATACTCTTACTTACAAGAAGAGTAAACAGTTTAAATTGACTGAGATTCTTACTGCTAAGTGCTCGCACGGAATAGTATTCTCAGGGGGCTCGGTAAGCCCTCAAGGGTTTCAAGCGGCAAAGAACATAACAACTCTTTCGACTGTAGAGATCAAGCCGTTCTACGAAACCCTAAACAACGGGGCTCCTATCTTACCGTACAACAGGTCAGTTGAGTTCAACTTGGCACAAATCAGATATGATTTGGAATTCAATAATTGCGGCCCTGCCGCAATGGAAGTAGATATTTACCACTTGATTGATAAAGTAACAAGTATTACGCAAAACTTGGGTCCAAAGGAAGAGTGGGATTTGGGTCTTGCAGACCAAGGGGGTCCAACGTATGTACCAAACCAGTTAGATCCTTGGCAGTCTCCGAACTCGGTAAAACGTTTCAACCTACTGTTCTGGACAAGAAAGTATACAAAGTCTCTCTCTCCAGGCGAGAAGATAAGACTGACTTTGAGACACAATGTGAACAGGGTGTTGGATTACGAACATTTACAGAAATTCGTTACTATTAGAGGGATTACTAGTCGAATTTTCATAGTACAAAGGGGTACAATTTGTGACGGGAACAACGATCCCGTAGTAGCAGCCGATAGACAAACCATATGTAGGACCAAAATGGTCCATATGATAAAGTACCAGATGCTAGGTCAATTGATTCAGAGTAAGTACAGAACCAACGTCATGAACAACCTTTTACCGACGGCGTTCATTAATCCTCTTTTCGATCAGAACGAGGGGCCTGGACAGCCACAAAATACAGAGGATGGAGCAGAATATGCATAGGAAATATATTTGTCCCTTTAAAAAATCGCTTCGCTCCCAGATAGATGAATAGGCTAAACCCTAAAAACCCTAAACCCTAAAAACCCTAAACATTGTTTATTTACAACTAAACCCTAAAAACCCTAAACCCTAGGTCAGTTGATGAGACATTTAGATGATAATGTCTTGGCCTTGGACTTTCTGAATAACGGTGAATCTTCGGTTGAGCGCTGCCCGCGTCTGCTCATCGCTCCAGATCTCTTCAATGGAGTATTGTGAGGTGACGAACACCTTAGTTGGGCGTATTCGGAGTCCTCCTCCCTTTCGTTCGGCGATAAAGGGGCAAAAGTCGGCCCAGTGCTTAAGATGTCCGGCGAGTCGGACATCATAGATATCGATGTCATCGACGAGGACGATGGGTTCACGTTGGTAACCGTCCCACCAGGTGTTGGCGGGCTTCTGGTAGAGTTCAGGATATGCGGCATAAACACTACGCGTTTTACCGGATCCAGCAGCACCATAGATCCAAGTTCCGCAGACACCTGGGTTGGGCAGGACACTTGGCATGTAGTCCAGTTCGATTCTCCTAAGTGTGGAATAGCATCGAACAAAGATATCAGCGGGGATATCATCGAGGTTACCCGACTTGGCGAGGGTGCGGGCGTTGTCGTAGCGGGCGACTTCGGAGTCACCCTTTTCCGCTTGGGTGCAGGGACGATCTCCAAATTCGAGGAATTCATCGTCCTTGGAACAGTACTCGATGTTCTGTTCAGGCGTGCCGTTAGCGATTTCGATACTGCATCCAGGGACTTGAGTCCTGAGGCGATCACGGGATCGCGCGTTAGCGAAGTAGATGAAGCCTTGTAAGTGCGGCGTACCGGTGGTGGGGGCTTCTTCATATCCGTAGATGAGGTAGGTTGACCCGAGGTTGCCGAGGATCTCGCCATGGTCATCCGGATAGTTGTTCCAGGTGAAACAGAACTTACGGGATCTTGGGGACATTCCATTTTAAATTTTAAAGTTCCGATGTTACGCAACTTATACAAATCAAGATCAGCTCAGACCAGGGGGGTCGTGGCGTAGGATGGGGATAAAGCGTTCCAAAAAAACGAAATAGCAGTGGCGTAGTATGGGCACTCGTGGCGTAGGATGGGGAGTGTGGGGGCTGTGCGCTGTTGACACAACGACACACTAGGTCACTAGGTAATAATAGCTAGTGACCCTGTGTGTTGGTACCGTGCGACGTAAACGAATATCACAGATAACGGTACCTATTATTTAAAAATAAAATGGGGCCAGGATTAAAACGCAAGCATATCAAAGCATTCGGAGCCATGGCGGCTACAGCTTACGGGGG